CTGTTAACTCGACAACTCTAACTGTTACCGATCCTCTCGTATTCGTTGGTAACGACAACAATGCAACCGACGCAGTTGACATCGGTCTGTTCGGTATGTATGATACCAGCGGTTCGCTAGACCTTTATTCAGGTCTTTTCCGCGATGCTTCGGACGGTAAGTGGAGACTCTTCAGAGATTCACAAGTTGCTCCAACAACAACTGTTAACACAGGCGCAACTGGTTATACCATTGCTACTCTTGTTGCTAACCTCGAAGGCGGAACTATTGCTTCGCTTGCTTCAGCAATCGGCGTTGCAGACGGTGGTACTGGTGCACAAACACTGACTGCTAACGGTGTTCTCTTCGGTAGCGGAACTTCTGCTATCCAAGCAACCGCAGTTGGAACTGCTGGTCAAGTTCTAAAATCTGGTGGTACAGGTGTTGCTCCTTCGTTCGGTAATATCGACGGTGGAACATACTAATAAATAGATAAGAATGGGGTGGGATTATCCCACCCCAACTTTGTGGAGATACATAATGGACCAAACTAAATTTATTAATTCGTATATTGCCAATCTTGCAGAACGGTTGAAGGCGTTGACACTTGATAATATCATGCTGAGTACACAACTTACCATGGCAAATGAAACGGTAGCAGATCTTACGCAGAAAAATCAAATTCTGGAGCACGAAAAGAATCAACCAAAACCCAATGGGAATTATGTTGACCTTGAAGGCAGTTTGGCGTTTGGCACCTCTGAAGAGTATTCTATCGGGGAAGAGGATTTAGATGTCGACAATAGTCCAAGTAAAGCGTAGTGAGACTCCTGGAGCAGCACCAACTGGTGCAGATCTAGCGATTGGCGAACTTGCTGTTAATTTGGTAGATAAGAAAATTTACTCTAAAAAGACCGACGGAACAGTTGTTGGTCTCGGCGGAGTCGCAGTAAATGATGGTGGGGCGGATGCGGGGGTGACGACCATCTCTTTCGCGGACACCATCTTCGGGGATTTCGTTGTTGATACTACAACAACTCCAGGCATTGCAGTCGTTCGCTTAAATCAAAACGCAGATTTAGATTACGGTCTTATTACCGACAATGTTTTTGAGTACAACTCAATCGATTACGGGAGCATCTGATGGCAGCAAGAGTCAAACTGAGAAGAGGTACTTCCACACAGCACAATTCATTTATCGGTGCGGAAGCAGAAATTACTGTAGACACTACAAACAATACGCTAAGGGTGCATGATGGTACCACTGCTGGTGGACATGAGTTGTTGAAAACCACTCTAGCAAATATAGAAGAAGGTGCCATTATTAATGGTGGAACATATACTACCTAAATAGGGTGGACTAGGAGATACAAATGGCAACGATTTTACAACTTAGAAGAGGGACTACCACCCAACATAATACCTTTACGGGCGCTGTCGGTGAAGTCACTGTCGACACAACAAAAGATACAGTAGTTGTTCATGATGGTACCACCGCTGGTGGTAAACCTCTGGCAACAGAAGCATATGTTACTTCGGCAATTCAGACTAAAGATAACAGCGACGAGATTACAGAAGGTTCAACGAACCTCTACTTTACAACTACCAGAGCAAGAGACGCATTTAGTGCAAGCACTGGTATTAGTATTACTAGCGGCGCTATCTCTACTACCATTACACAGTATACAGATACTCTTGCTAGAGCCTCCCTAAGTTTTACTGCTGGTTCAGGAGCATATAACAGCACAACTGGTGCTATTACCATCCCAACTAATACCAGTCAACTAACTAATGGTGCCAACTTTATTACTCTGTCAAGTCTAAGTGCTGGCACAGGGATTTCATATAACAATACAACTGGTGCAATTTCATCTACCATTACTCAATATACAGATGCATCTGCAAGAGGTGCCATTTCTGTAACTGATTCTGGTGGCGATGGTTCGCTCGCATATAACAGTTCGACGGGTGTAATTACTTATACTGGTCCAAGTGCAACAGATGTTCGCGCTCATATCAGCGCTGGAACTGGTGTTACTATTACCAGCGGTCAAATTGCTATTGGTCAGGCAGTTGGAACTGGATCTAACGTTACATTTAATGATTTAACTGTTAGCGGCAATCTAACGGTTTCTGGAACCACAACTACTGTAAATACCGAAACAATCAATCTTGCTGATAATATCATTACTTTGAATAGTAATGAAGCAGGAACTCCATCACAAAATGCTGGTATTGAAGTCGAGCGTGGCACTTCCACTAATGTTACATTTCAGTGGAATGAAACTACTGATGTTTGGGAATATACAGTAGACGGCACTAACTATATTCCTGTTGTTGGTACTACTGCAACGCAAACTCTTACAAACAAGACACTTACTAGTCCAACACTAACGACACCAGCATTGGGCACTCCTGCTTCTGGTGTAATGACCAATGTAACTGGCACAGCATCTGGATTAACTGCTGGTAATGTAACAACTAATGCGAACTTAACTGGGCATATTACATCAGTGGGTAATGCTGCAGTACTTGGATCATTTACTTCTGCTCAACTCCTAGCAGCCTTAACTGATGAAACTGGATCTGGTGCTGCTGTTTTTGCCACAAGTCCAACACTTGTTACACCAACACTTGGTGTTGCATCTGCCACATCTGTTAACAAGGTTACTATCACTGCTCCAGCAACTGGTTCTACGTTAACAATCGCTGATGGTAAAACATTAACAGCGTCAAACACGTTAATATTTACTGGTACGGATTCTTCATCAGTTGCTTTCGGTGCTGGTGGTACAGTTCTCTATTCGGGTGGTGCGCTTGGCACTCCATCTTCTGGTACATTAACAAATGCTACTGGTCTACCAGTTAGCGGTATTACTGCTTCCACTTCCACTGCATTAGGTGTTGGTAGTATTGAATTAGGACACGCTACTGATACTACTTTAACACGTTCATCTGCGGGTGTTCTTGCTATTGAGGGTGTGGTTGTTCCAACTATATCTTCTACCAATACCTTAACAAATAAAACAATCAGTGGCGCATCAAATACTCTTTCAAATATTGCTAACTCGTCGCTGTCTAATAGTGCAATTACTCTTGCGGGTACATCCGTAGCTCTAGGCGGTTCATTCACCGCAACGAATATGCTTGATGCAATTAAAACAGTAGATGGTGCAGGTTCAGGACTTGATGCTGATCTTCTTGATGGAAACTCAAGCGCATATTTCCGTATCAATATCTATGACGCCGCAGGGACACTATTAAACTAATGTCGACCGTTGTCCAACTTAAAAGAAGTGAAACTTCGGGTGCAATCCCAACGGCAACTGATATTGCTGTCGGAGAACTCGCAGTCAACCTCGCTGATGGCACATTATACTCGAAGAAGACTGATGGTAGTATTATCGAAGTTGGTGGTTATAATCCAGATTTCTTTACTATCCCAGGAACAATCGATCTGGGCGATCTCGCAGGGATAGATCCCACAGTGTATGACATGGGTGCGTTATAAATAGTCCGAAATAGAGGATAACAAATGACCATTTCATCCAGACAAGGACTAATTGATTACTGCCTTCGTAGACTTGGGTTTCCAGTAATTGAAATTAATGTTGACGAAGATCAAATAGAAGATCGTGTCGATGATGCACTACAGTATTTTCAAGAATACCATTTCGATGGTGTTGAACGAACTTATCTGAAGCATCAAATCACGGGCAACACTCTCAAATTTAGTGGACTAAGTTCTCCGTCATTTGAACTCGGCGAAAAAATCGTCGGGGAAACATCAGGTGCATCTTGTTCTTTACTTTCGCTTAATGGAACTACTGCCACAACTGATACGACAAAAGGCGTATTCCAAGCAGGTGAGAATGTAACTGGTCTTACTTCAGGGTTCACACGGTCACTTGCCACGACAAACTTTTATACTCCAGGCGATGTAGATAAACAATATATTCCAATTCCAGATTCGGTAATTGGCATCATCAAGATGTTCAATTTCAATGCTCCGGGAGATGGTATGGAAAATCCAAATAACATGTTCAACTTGGTCTACCAATTTAGACTTAACGACATGTATAATCTTTTGGCAGCAGACCTTATCTACTATGCGCAAGTTAAAACAACTCTGCAAATGTATGACCAGATTTTTCCTGGACAGCGTTCGATTAGGTTCAACAGAAAAACAGATAAACTTTATATCGACGTAAATTGGAATGACACTTTCCAAGTTGGTGACCATATTATCGTTGAGTGTTATCGCATTCTAGATCCATCAGAATATACTAAAGTTTATAATGACATGTTCTTGAAGATGTATACTACTGCGTTGATCAAACGTCAATGGGGTGAGAACATGAAGAAGTTCGGCGGAATCCAACTTCCAGGCGGTGTTGTTCTAAACGGACAACAAGTCTATGACGAAGCAGTCGACGAGATTAAACAAATCGAAAACGAAATGCAACTCAAGTCGGAACTTCCTGTCGATTTTTATACAGGATAATAGATGCCTACTAACTTCTACTTTCAATCTGGCAATACATCGGGAACCACAAACGAACAACGTTTGGTGGAGGATCTTGTCATTGAAAGTCTGAAGATTTACGGGCACGACGTTTACTATCTTCCAAGAACTATTGCTAACCAAGATCCAATTTTCGGCGAAGATCCTCTATCATACTTCAGTCAATTCTATCCTCTGGAAATGTATCTAGAGAATGTTGAAGGATTTGAGGGCGAGGGCGATCTGTTCACCAAGTTCGGATTTGAGTTTAGAGCATCTGCAAGTTTTGTAGTTTCTAAGAGACGATGGGAAGAATCAGTCGCGAATAACGCCGAGAATCTACAACTGACAACAAGACCGTCAGAAGGTGACATTCTATATTTTCCAAAGACCAAAACTTTCTTTGAAATCAAGTTTGTTGACTTTCTTAATCCGTTCTACCAACTAGGCAAGATTAACGTATTCAAACTGAAATGTGAAGTCTTCGAATATAGTTCTGAAAGATTTATTACTGGCAATCCAGAAATTGATGTTATCGACGATAAGTCACAGGACCAATATGCATACCAGTTCTTGTTGAATAGCGGATTTAATTTACTATTAA